TGGTTAGGCAACTAAAGCAGCAACGCCTAGCGCCTCATAAAATTTTGCTCTTGCCCATTGCTTCCCCCACTTATTCGAGTGCTTATCAAACAAAGTTAAACCGTAACGCTGTTTCCAAACATGATCTGCGGCTTCTGCTGCGTGGCGTGATCGACATGGCAGCGCCAAACCAAACCGTATGGCTGAAACACATGACGAAAGCATATCTATGTAGTGATCGCACGAGCCTTCATCTGGAACATAAGTTACGTTATGCGCCTCTGCTGAAGCATTTATTAATTCGTCACGATCACTAATACTTAACAGATTTTTTACGCACTCTAATGCTTTTATTGCTTCGTCAGATACATCTTTGTTTGTTACGTGAGAAATCATTTTTTCTGTCTCAATCATGACTTCAATTTCACCAACGAGAACGCTAACGAATACAACAAATATAGCGACACTCTCCCCTTCTACTGGTCCTTGATCTTTATTCTTCATTAATTTCTCCAATTAAATGCCTAACAACTGCATAAACCGGATTCGGCCAAAAAGCGGCCTCTCCAGTCATGCTTTAGGTTATGTGTCTAAATATTAGCGTCAATTTCATCGGCTAATTTTACAAGCTCTTTTGCTCTTTTAATATTTCCGCTACAGTCGTAACCCATAGATTCACCCTCACATACACTACAGTCATGCTCATTTGCTACAGCACGTAAAACGTCAGGATTCACTGCCATTCTCTTAATTTCAAAATCTGAAAACATACTTGCTTCACGAGTAACGCAGCCTTTTTTATCGGTTCTGCTTAAATAGCCCATTGCCTGCTTTACTAACACGTTGTCAGGGCTGGCTTTATTTAAAGAATGGGCTAATCGTCTAATTAGCACCACTAAGTCGCCAACACATAACAAGGCGCTCAAATCTGACTCGCTATTGCTGCTTTGTTCTGCTGCTTGTCCATCATAAAAACCAGTTTCGTAAATTTCACCTTTCTCATTCATAATTCGCTCTCAGTTTAGCTTTGGGTTATATTTATTGAAGCGTGCCTCTTTGGTAGCTAGGGTTTGTTTTAATAATATGATTTTTAGTGCCTTCAAAAATATTTAAAGTCATATCTATACCTTCAAGTCATCAAGGTTCTTTTGTTCCTGCTCTGAAATGCTCATTTATATTCACCATTAATATAATAATCAATCTCATATTGAAAGATACCCTGTGGGCAACGCTTGAAAAGATAATGATCATGATTGTTGTTGATTTCATGCAGGCCATTTGTATAGAGCAAATAGTGAAGCATTTCATGAGAAAGAGTTGCGCTTGTTGTTCTTGATACCTGCTCAACTTCAATTTCAATCACATGGTTAGAATGATAGAAAGCGCCTTTTCTGTCAGTCATGGTTTTAACTATCAAAACATATGGTGCTGGATACATCGAAAGACCACTGCATTTTTGAATTCTTTCCCAAGTCATAATGAAATAATCAATTTCAAATATTTCATCAATTGAAGGGTCAAATTTAATTCTCAGCTTTGTGTTGTCATCAATTAAGTCATAGTCATTTGTATTGTGAACATAACCATCATTAGAAACTTCAACATCACAGCCTGAAGCCAGAGTAATAAATAATATAATAGCCAGTGCTTTCATTTCAATTCATCCTTACTTTGTAAAATAATATTACTTTGACATCTGCAATTTAGGTGTTGTGGATATGGTGAATATTTCCTTCCATATAAAAACCAATATATTGTTTTCTCTGCTCTTGTATTCGGGGAAAAACACATATCCCATTTAACTTGTCTCGCTCTTGAGTCAAAATCAACGCCAACAAATACAGCTTCTTTAGCTCTTAAATCATTTGTTGTTTTATATTTAATTACATCAAAGACTTGGTTTAAATCATTGATAATGTCATCTGGGTCTGTATCTTCCCAGCTATCACCAGAACTGAATAATCTTACTTCTTTTGCAGCAAACATTTCTTAAAGCTTTCTTATGGCTTTTGATTTTGTATTGCTCACAATTATTCCTCAATCCAAGCTGACCATCCAGAAACATAATCATATTTAATTTTATTAAAAGTAATTCTCATGTCTCTGCATGATGTTGGTTTAATTGGTTGCTCTACAAGATAACCGGCTTCAATCATTACTTGATAACAAAGTCTTATTAAATATCTCCGACCATGATCTACAGCTAAATCAAAAACATCATCGAAGGCATCTGCAATATCATAATGGTCTTCGTGCTCACATTCCATATACCATACAATTTCACTATCCAATGATTTATTACCAAGATTTAAAACTGCTAGCATTATTTTTTGACGGTTGTTCATAGCTCTTCCTTAATCATTTGATAAACAAGTTTCTGAAATTCTTTCTTGAATTCGTTATTGGTTAGATATTTACTTTGGAACTGAGATTGCTTTCTAAAAATATCATTTAGATAAGCTTCAATCATTTTGACTTGAGTTTCAGTATCGGCTTTGTTGAAAGCTTCAGTTGCACCGTCAATTTGAATGTTTGTTGCTATTTGTGAAAGTGTTGCAAAAATTTGTTTGTCTGGTGAGTTTATTTTCTTCAGTCCTATCTGGTTTCGAGTCAAGCTGTTTGCTGCTCTGATGGTTTAATTATACACACCTTTCAGGATAAAGCAAACAATATACACATCTATTTTCAATTACTTTCATCAATAGAAAAAACCTATCAAAGCAAAATTAACGATAGAAATTATCAATATATCAATATCAGCACTAAAAATAATAGTAATAATTACCGTTAAAAATACACGTTAGGCAAAATCTGAGAGGCTCTGTAAGGTTTTATTTGTTTCATAGGGTGAATGTTTAGCATGGTGTCCATCGTCTGCTTAGAGGCTCTTATTTTTCATTCCCCTTATTTTTCATCCATTCATACAGCTTTGTTTTGTAACAGCAATAATTCTGCTTTTTTATGGTCTAAAGTTATTTTTGTGTCTACCTCTAATAACTATATTTATATTTAATAAACCAGTAAGGAGTAAGGAGTGTTGGCGTTTAGTTGCCACGTTCGTTGGTACGTTCGTTCAATTATCTATATTTATCAATAGCCTACAAATCCATACTTTTCGTAAGTTTCTACGTTTTTTCTTAGTATGTGTTTTTAGCCAAAAAAACTGTCTATGGTTTATCCACAGGTTGTTATGGGGTTTATCCACAATCAAAACTTGCTATTGTTTTTAGTCTAAACTAAAGTAATGCCCAGTTAGATTATCTGGATTAATTACCCAGAGACAGCCCTTACCTGATCGGGTTTCTAACTATCTTTTATGATCGGGCATATTGATTCAGGTGAAGTTATGAGCTTAAAAGAATTAAAAACAGTTCTCGAATACAATCCAGAAACAGGCGTTATCTATTGGTTGATATTTAGACCAAGAGCAAAAAAAGGCTTTCAATGGCCTATGTCAATAGCAGGGAATCTAAGTAAAAATAAATATAGCGGCTTCTATAGAGTCCTTAATTACAAATCCATGACCTATGGATGTCATCGTGTCGCGTGGTTTCTTACCCATGGTTATATGCCTCCAGAAGGTCTTGTAATAGACCATATTGATGGCGACACCCTAAATAATAAATTAGATAATTTAAGATTATTAACGCCGACTGATAACGCAAAGAATGTTGTTTTATATACAAGTGAAGGCAATAGATATTGCAAGTGCAACTTCAAATCAAGATACAAAATAACTAAAAAATAATTCAATATATATGATTATCTTGAAAAATAAAATCGAGGGCTACGCCCTTAAATATCTGTTGCGGGTTGCGGCCTGAAATGATGACAAATAATATGCTGATATGCCTGCTCAGAATAAAGGTGAATTTAATTGAAATTAATGCTTGATCTTTATGACTTGGCGTCATATTATGTATTCAACAGGCGGGAACTTCCCAGACCTAAACCAGAGGAAAAACTGATGAAACCAAAGATTGACACCGACATCATAAAATTATTTACAGTATTAATACTCGGTAGCTTTTGCATATCTATTGTATTTGCTTTTATTGCATTACTCCCTGCTCTACTTATTGAATTATTATTTGGAAAATAAAATGCATTTAAAAAAACTTAGAACAACACACAACCTCACGCAAACTCAGTTTGCAAATATGCTTTGTTTGAGTCTCAGGCATTATCAACGATGCGAAGAGGCCGATTACCTGCCAAAACAATCAGCAAAGATTCTGTCTTTAATAATGGCAATGAATGAAATGCATGGTGCTAATTATTTAAAACATGACTGTATGAATATTGTTCTTAATTCAGAGAAGATTCAGAAGTTTATTAATGAAGCTGCAAAAAAGCTGTTGAAAGAATAATATCAACACCAATTAAAAAACACAATCCGAGCTGGCTTACAAAGCAAGACCCTGATGACCCTAATTTGAATAGAAATTATAGAAGGTCGGTTTTGTATTATCGTGCATTGCATAAAGCTTGGCCTGATTGGTGCGCTGAAGACATTAGGTTCAAGCAGATATACGCCAGAGCAAAACAGATGAGAAAAGAAGGGCGTGATGTTCATGTTGACCATATCATTCCAATTTGTTCAGATATTGTTTGCGGTCTTCATGTTCCTTGGAACTTAGAAATTATCAGCGCAAAAGAGAATCTTCAAAAGAGCAATAAACGATGGCCTGACCACCCTTTTGAGATTCCTGATTTGTTTAGGTTTGAAAAGGTTGAGCAATATGATTTACCGCTATAGATGCAAGAACAGAGGCAAAGATAATTATTGTAGAATGCGAGTCACATTTAAAAAGCCAATTGAATTGTATTTAAAAGAAAAAAAATGCGTTGCATGTGGTGGTGAGCTTGCTATTGATAGCTTTAGAAGCTCAAAAAGAGAAGCTAAAAAATATAATTGCACATGTGATGGTATTTTTCACATTCACAGAAAAGGCTCTAAGTGGTGTAATTACTACAAAGGTGAATACACAGAAGAAGAGCTTAGAGAAAGGCATTGCATATAAACCAACCGGAGAAATTAAAATGCGTGGAATATTAACTGATGAAATAAGTGAAAAAGCAAAAGAACTTCTGTCTATAGATGCATTAACAGTTCGAGAATTAAGGCTTTTCCCTTATATCCAATACATTATTATTAATGGCGGATTTATAGATGAAGCAAAGATAAATGATGAAGAGACTGAAATTATTGAAACATGGAAAGAGAAAGGATGGCTCAATGGGAATGAAAAAATATCATCTTCAAAATTATTTTGGGATGCTATATGTGAAATTATTTGGATAGGATATGCAAACCAATGATTAAAGATGCAATATTTTCACCCTGTAGGAAATACAGATACACGCTCAGAAGAATATTTGATGAAGAGCGATTTGAAAAAGAAGGCGCTTGCACTTTTATTTGCTTGAATCCATCAACGGCAACAGAAACGACTGATGATCCGACTGTGAGAAGGTGCATTAATTATGCTCAAGAATGGGGTTACCCTGCATTTATAATGCTGAATATATTTGGCTTCAGGGCAACAGACCCGCTTGAAATGAAGTGTCAAGATGAGCCTGTTGGCATAGATAATAATAAACACATTATTGAAACATGTAAGCAATCAGGTCTGGTTGTGGCTGCATGGTCAAATCATGCTTCACACATGAACAGAGGCCATGAAGTTGAGCTTCTACTTGCTCATCATGGAATTGACGTTCACTGCTTAAAAATAAATAGAAATAGCAGAATGCCAGCGCACCCGCTATACTTGAAAAAATCCTTAAAACCAATGCTATTGAAAGAAGCGAGATTAAGACCATGATTTATACTGCACCAACAGCAATTGAAGTGAGAACAATTCTGAAGGCTTTTGATCTGTCTGGAAGCGAAGCAGCAAAACAAGCTGGCATGAAAAATAGCAGAACATTCAGAAAATATACTGCTGATGGTGCGGCAAATCTTGAAATGCCGTACACGGTTTTATTCACTCTTGTTGCGAAGAATCTTGGAATATTTATCACTGTTGATAAGTGGAAAGAATCTCTTGTTGATGAGAAAGTTTTTCATCAGAAAAAACCTGACTACATGTCTTAATAAATAAACTAAAAAAGATAATTACTGCAACAACAGTAATGTCTTCTTTGTATTTTCTCATTTTCCAAGCAGCTTTTTTAATTCTTCTTTTGCTTTTTCTTTTGCTTTTTGGATTAAAGCGCTCTGAGTTTTTAAATGTTCTTTTAATTTATCAATAGCTATTTTTCCGTGTCTTTTTTCCATTCTTTCAAGAATGCCTCTTCTTTTGATTAACGACATTCTCAACAAATATCTAGCGCTACATTCAAGCTTATATTTTTCAGAGCTGTCAGGCTTTTTATTTGTTTCTGATTGCTGCACTAGATTTCCTTGTCTTTAATTATTTGTTTATTTAATTTATCAAGTTCACTTTTTAATCTTCTTTTTTCTGCGCTTAATTTACCTGCACCAGAGCATTTTTTTCTGTTGCCCATTAAGTACAACCAGTATTCTTCAAGCCTTTTGTTTTGAAGCCTTCCATCTTCTGTTTTTTTCTTAAATTTATATTGTATATATTTATCCCAATGCTTAGTAAAAGCATCTAAATCTGAGTTGCATAAATTTACAATATCTTCTATATCTGAAGGTATGCTTCTATTTACCCATTGATAATTCAACAATCTAATATAGATTCCAACAGCCTCATCAGACCATTCACCGACATCAGTTAAGAAGTCTTGAGCGTAGCATTGCCAAGCAGGAGGCGAATTCATATTGACACCGCCTCAATTAAATGTTTTGATACTAACTTCATTATGTGACCCCATTTAGCCGCTTTCATTAGCGGCTTTTTTATTGTTTTTAATAATTGTTTTTATGAGGTCTTTGCCTGCTCTCGTGGCTGAAAATATTTGCGCTCTTCTTCCTCGTTTGCCAAGCTCAAAAGGTTCTGCTTTTAATTCAATCAATTTATTGTCGCTTCTTAAAACATCAATTATTAACTGCCTGTCATCTTGGTCGGTGACACCCATTCCATGAAGTCGCCTTGTAAAGTCGCTCATCATAATATTGGGATTGTTGACAATACATCGCAAGGCTCGCTGCTCAAACTCAGTCAGAGTGATTGTTTTCATAGTGTTGTTTTCTGTTTTATGATAAATTGTTGATATAATATAATTGTGTAATTTAATTCTGTCAAGACAATATGCCAAGAAATAAAAACAATGAAGCAAATGAGCAAGCCGCTTTCTTTCAATGGGCTGCTTATAACAAAGAATTGAAATGGATGCACTCAAGTTTGAACGGTGCTTTTCTTGCTGGTGATAAAAAACAAAGAGCTATTCAAATGAATAAATTGAAAGCTCAAGGAATGAAAAAAGGTGTGCTTGATATTTTCTTGCCAAAAGCGCGTGGAATTTATCACGGCCTATATATTGAAATGAAGTTTGGTAAAAACAAAATGACTGACGAGCAAAAAGAATTTGCTCTCTATCACGTCAATGAAGGCTATTGTGTTTTCACTTGTTACAGCTCAGGTGAAGCAATTGAAACAACAGAATTATATTTAAAATTAAAGACTGAAGAATCTATTTCTTCAGTTTATCCTTTTCTTTCAGAAAATCACATAAAGCAATAAGCTTCACACCTAAATCATACTCAAGCCGTCTATCTGGCTGGCTGATTAATCTTGACAGGGTTGATGTGCTTATACCTGTTTTGGATTTAATCATGTCATAGGTATAGGAAGCTTTTCCCTTTGGTGGTTTCGCGTCCATAATACTAGTGATTATTTTTTTCCAGTTTGTTTTTGCCATTGTTTTTCTCTGTTATTTTATGCAATTCTAGTCTGCTGAATAGCTGAAAATAAAAGAATTAAAATATACACACAAACTTGACTTATCATTGCTGTTCAGCAATAATACACTCATCAAAACAAAGAGAGTCAACCATGAATCGTTCAGGTTTTTACAAAATGCATTCTGATGGAATGCAAACATTCACACCAACTGGCAGCAGTTCAGCACATGCCAGCAATCACATATTAAAAGCAGCAGAACAACAACAAAAAGAAAAACAAGAAATGATTGATTACTTCATCATGCCTGAAAAATTTGTTGGCGCTGAAATGCCTTTGAATAGAGCAGTGCGTGAATTGATGGCCGACAAGATCAAGAATAGAGGCAAGCAATAATGAATACTGACTTTCATCAACAAGCAAACATTGAACAATATAAAATATTCACGCAACAGCTTATCAAAATGTGGTGTGACACTTTTGAATATTCTGACAAAGAAATAAAGCAATATATTGTCACATCAATGATGGCGTTCCTTGACAGGATTCCTGCTGTCATCAATGTCAGAAATATTGACAACTTCAAGAAACACAACGAAGCAATTGAAGAGCTTGAATATCTAATTGAGTTTTTAGAAACAAATTGCAGACACAACAATTATGGAGTATTAAAAAATGACTGAAGATCAAAGCGAACCACTGGCAGACGGAATATATTTCAACATGCCTGAAGAGCAGTATTTTTCATTAGATAGACTGAGCGCATCAGGAATTAAAACCTTAATGATTAGTGCGCTCCAGTTTTATGCTGAAAATTTCGACCCCATGTACACGCGCAGAACTTCAGGCGCTATGAATGGCGGCAAGGTATATCACAAGCGAATTCTTGAAGGCGTTAATGCTTTTAAAGAATCCTACGTTATTCAACTAGAAAAAGCCGCTTGCCCTGATGCATTAGATTCACAAGAAGAATTAAAAAATTATTGCAGAAGCAATGACTTAGCGGTTGGCGGAACAAAGGCCATCCTTACTGATAGAATTATTGAATCAGACCCAGAAATGAAAGATAAAATATTTTCTTTAATTCAAGAAGCGCACAAAAAAGAATATTTTAATCAAGAGCATATTTCTTCTGCTGTTTATAACGAAGTTAAAAAGTCAGCCGGAATACTAGAAGAATCAAATCTTGGTGAATATTTTCAAGGCGGGTTCCCTGAAGTTGTTCTTCTTTGGACTTGCCCAAATACAGGCGTTAAATGCAAAGCGCGTCTTGATTATCTAAAGCCTGAAACCCTAACGGATTTAAAGACCTTCAGTAATTCTAAAAGAAAAAGCATTTCAGTATGTGTTAATCAGGCAATTGCATTTGAAAGCTATAATGTACAAGCTACGCATTATATGAACGGCTTAAAGGCAATTAAAAAAATGATTGGTTCTGGCGATATATACAGCAACTGCGCATTCAATAAAGAGAAGACAAACTTTCTTGATTCACTAGCCAAAAATGAACAGAACTTTGTTTTTGTTTTTCAAGAGTCCGGTCAAGTTAATAATTGCATAGCAAAAGAATTTGCTCAAATAACTCATGGAATGGACAACGAATACTGGGGTTTTACACAAGAAATTATAAATAATATGACCGTAAAATATGAGCGGTTTATGAATTCTCATGGAAAAAATAACCCTTGGATTGAACAGCGAGAAATTGACATTCTTGATGATTCAGATTTTCCTATGTGGATGTTTCAATAATAGTTGATTGCTGAACGGCAATATATTAAAATAAATTAATCAAAAACAAGAGAGAAAAATATGACTCAATTAAAACACAAATTCATAATTGAACATGCAGCAAGAGAAGCCGCGCCTGTGACGATGGCAATAATCGGCCAATCAGGTTCAGGTAAAACATATAGCGCTTTATTATTTGCTCGTGGCCTTGTCGGTAAAGACGGAAAAATTGTTGTGATTGATACTGAAGGTAAACGCGCTTTAATTTATGCAGATGATCCTGATGTTGATGGTTTTGAGCATATGAACTTTGAAATGCCTTATTCATCAGAAAGATATAAAGATGCTGTTATGACTGCCGTTCTTAATGATGCTAATGCAATCATAATTGATTCAGTAAGTCATTCTCATGAGGGTGATGGAGGCATGATTGATTTTGCGGAAAAAGAAGAGCAAAGAATAAAAGGCAGAAGCGCACATATACAAAAATGGGTAAAGCCTAAAATGGCTCATAACAGATTTATAAGAGCGGCAGTTGGCGCTCCTGCTCACGTTATATTTTGCATCAGAGAAAAAGTAATTGCTGATATGTCTGAAGAGGCGAAACGTAAAAAACCAGAAGATAAGGTTTTATATGTTCCTGTATGTGAAAAGAATCTTATTTTTGAAATGACGGTTGCTGTCAGACTAGAGCCTGACACACACAAAGCAGCATTTATAAAAGTTCCAAAACCATTTTTAACTCATATAAAAGATGGTGAAATTCTAACTATTAAACACGGTCAAAATCTTCTTAGGGTTGCAATGACGGGAGAAGAACTTGACAAGGAATATCAAAAGCAACTTACAATATGCAAAGATGTTTCTGCAATGGGGATGGAAAGACTTCAAGAACATTGGTCAACACTTCCAAAGGAAATGAAAACAATGATGAAAGATGATCTTGATTCAAAATTCAAGCCTATTGCAATTCAGGCCGACTCTGACAATCAACTTCTTGAAGAAGGCAATGAAGATGCCGAAAAAAACCAAAGGAACAACTCAAAAAGAAAAAATACTTGATCATTTGAAATCAAATGAATCAATCACGCCAATTGAGGCATTGAATCAATTTCAATGCTTCAGGCTTGCAGATATTATTTTCAAGTTAAGAAAAGATGGCTACAACATAACAAAAACTATTCCGAAAGGAAGAGTTCACGCTGAATATAAAATGGTGATGTAATGACAAATGAAAAAACTTGCTTTAATTGCTGTCACAGCAAAGAAACAAAAGGTCTTGATGCTGGTGTTCCAGTTCAATCAGCTAAATGCACAAATAACAATGTTGATGAAGAATGGTTTGAATTTTTTGATGAAATCCTTCTTCCTGAGTATTGTGAAAATCACGAATTCAAACAGGAAGCTAACACCTGATATTTGTTAGAAACTTATAAGAGAATTATTATGAAGAAAATTAAAAAAACTAGCGGCTATCCAACATCTGATGGAACGGTTCATGATGTTCATGCTGATGCTGTAAAACACCAGACTGATATTGACTTGATTGAATCCTGCAAAGAATCAGGTCAAGATGCTGATGCTGTGAAAGCGTTTCTGCAAACAAACACTGAAGTTGTGAAAGATTATATTGCAAAGCACCTGACTGAAAAGCCAGCGGCAAAACCAGCAGTAAAGAAAAAGCCTGCTCCAGATAAAGGCAAGTAAAAATGGCGGGGTGATTCTCTCACCTTGATAACTGCCTTGCTGTGCAGTGCCAGAATCAGCACCTTTAAGCCTTGGCAATTTGTCAGGGCTTAATTGTTTATAGTGTAAATAATTCCGGCAACAACAAATATACTCAGGCTTATTCTAAGCCGTTTTAAGCGGCTTTCACCATATGCCCCGCTATACTGACACCTAAAATCAATTAAAACAGCAGCTACCATGCAAGGATTTGTGAATTTCATGATATTCAGGCATAAAAAAAGCCCCTAAATCAATCAGAGGCTTTTTTAATATCAATTTGACTTATGTCAATTCTGTTCTTTTTTAGGTGGTGATTGTCGTTCCTGCACTTCGAGGACAAGAGCCACAAACCCATTTGTCACTTTCAGCAGTTGCTTCTGAAGCTGTGTTGCAAGCTTGCCAAGTGATGCTCTGTTTGTGTTTACCGGCCTTTCCACTTCCCATGCTGGCAGAACCATCATTGATGAGTGAATTGGATGCCAATTCATAGTTTCGCTTTGTCTGGTCAAATCTTTTGAGCAGGCTGTAAGAAAAATCAAGTTCAGCAGCAGCAATATCTTCAGCGGTTGATTCTTTGTTGTCCGTGACTTTCGCATATGTCTTCATCTTTTCAGTGGATTCAACAAAGCTTTGAATAATTACTTTGTCAGTTTTAATTTTATTAATAAAAATCACATTATCTGCAATCACCATGTCTGCTTTTGCTTTTTCAGCAACTGCTACTTTATCCAGTGAATCAGATTGAATTGATACAATCTCTTTTGTCTGGCAATAATCGCATGAGGCAACACCAACAGCGCCATGAGTTGCAGAAAGCGCAACTATAATTGCCAGCATTGACATCACTGTGAAGCCTGATAGATAAGTTTTAAATTTCATTTTTAATCCTCTTGTTTTAATTAAAAGAAAATCTTTCTCAAACTAGGTCTTGATAGTTGACTATTTTATTATAAATGTCAACCGCCACGAGCATGAGCGCCTTCAGACGGGTGCTTTTCATGTTTGTTTATTTTTTTCTTACTGCATGATATTTCATGTGCTTTTGCAATGTCTCTTGCTATTGCAATATAACAAGCGTTCACGCCAATGATTGTGGCAAGTTTTTCAAATGATGTGATGTCCATATCACCAATAAGAAATAAAACAGCCGCATTGATTACAGCGCCTATGATCATATAAATTGTGATGATATTGATTGTTTCTTTTCGCATAATTAACCGCCGCCTTTTTTCAATAGTGTTGCAAGCAATGCGCCAGCACCATCACGAGCAATTATAGAAACAATTGACAAGGCCATAATTCCAGAAAAGAAGCCAGCAGGAAAAGCAAAAACTTCATAGCCATAATGAATTGCAATTGCATGTGTTGACCAGCCTACAGGAAGGGCGGCAAAAAATAGCAATACAAATTGTTTGGTTTTTGGAATGTCAGGATCTACATTCAAAAGAATCCTGAGCAGGCCACCTAAACCAGCAGATAATCCTGCAATATAATCTTTATCAACCAAGCCTGAGAAATCCATTGTTAACCCTTATTTTATTTCTTTTATTTGCATTCTATTATTATCAGAATAGGAGCCATGAATCCAGCCTGCATTGGGGTCATCTTTTTTCATGAACTCAGCAATTAACTGATCATAAGCAGGAAGATTTTCTTTGCACCAATTAAATATAGTGCGATTATCAACACCGGCCTTCTCAAAGTCAACAGCTTCGCCTCTTGGGTGCGATTTTCTAATGAAGTATTCTTGCCAGTGTTCTTCGTGCTGGTCTTCAGTCATGGCTTCATAATTCATATTTTTAAGCCAGCGTTCAAATGAAGATTTGCAAATTGCTTTTTCAAGCTCTTCACATCTAAACCATGAGTTCGGAGAGAACCCGCCAAACTGGTCGCGCACTGGCTGAAGAATATGAATTGCAACTTGTTCGGCAACTTCAAGAATTTTATCTGAAGGCGTGTTGTCAATGCCAAGTCTCACAGCGGTTGATGATTTGCAAACTTCATACATTTTGAAGTTTCCATGCAAAATTTTATTTGGTAAGTAAGTCATTTATTATTTTTTATCTCCGTTGGCATGTGTCTTAGCTCTAAAATCTTGATAGGTTTACAGGATGAAAAGCGCCATTAGTTGACATAACACCGCCACAATCAATGTCTATATTAGAAATAGGTTCACCACCCGCGCTTGTTGGGTTTCTACCCGTCCAGCCTTTAACACCAATACCATTCAGATCACTTGAACTGTGTAGTGAATAATCAACCGTATTATCAAATGTTGTGCCTGTATCTTCTATATAGTTAGAAATATTTATATTGGCATTAATATCGTTGATGTCACCGCTAGTATTAACCGTATCTAAATTAACAGTCAATTTTCCTGCTACCAGCTCAATATACTCAATCTCTTTCCCTGCACCAGCATCGTTACGGCAAATTATGTTTTCCATCGTAACCGTGTGAGTATAAGTATCATGACGGTTTTTAAGCACCATGCCAACAATGCCATCAGAGCCAGCTATTGAGTTCACACAACCGGCTATTGTGATATTTCTTAGAATAGTAGTCTTGTTTCTTGAGCCGTTGACTGGATGAATGTGAGAATAAAAAGCTAGCCCATCGCTCTCATCTACTGTGCCATCATCTATAGAAGTTAATATGGCCGCCAAATAACCTGTAACTTGTATATCACCATCACCACCCGAATAAACAGCGCCCTGCTTAACCATTGAATCAGTGCAAACAATATCCTCTAATACGCCCTCACCACCATTTGTTCCATAGAACGCAAGACCAAAGTTAGCCCGTGAGTTAGTTACTTTAATGTGTCTCGCTGGGCCTGATGCAGAACTACCAGATGATAAGAACACTCCACCCACAGCATTTACTGCTCCTGTTGGGATAGATGTACAATCATTTGCTGTTATTCTGTCAACTGTATAAGGGCTTGTGCTTGAAGCTAAAAATACACCGCTTGCCCCGCCTGACCATCGCATACCGGAGGCTGTTAGGTTCGCTATGGCTAATAAGCCTGCAAATGTAGCATTATAAAAGAATGGTCTATTACCATGCAAAGGATTGGTGGCTATATTGGTGGTTGTAACGTCTGTCACTATACAGTCATTAACAACCATGATTCCGTTACTAGCTTGGACATTCCATACCCATCCACAAGGGTCATCAACATCATGCGTCTTTATCATATCGTGAAAATGGCAAGTATCCAGCGTCACTGTGCCAACTTTGTTCATTATTAGGGCTTTCCACCCAGCACCCGATAATGCCATATTTCCAATATCGCAATCCGTATAAGTGATAAGACAGCCCGCTGTGGATTCATTTGCAAGCAGTAGCCCCGTGCCTAGATTTGCAATTACATCACAATCAAATCCGCCAAAACCACAACCATTAAAATCGACGTTAGTTTGGCCTCCACCCACCTGAATCAAAGAATAGTTAGCTGAAAACACACCCTCTGCTACGTCATGATCTCGGCCTAAAAACATATTATTAACTGTGAGCGTTCCGGCATTTGGTGTATTGCCTACAAACATTCTTTCAGGTTCGGAGGTAATCAAAGAACAAGCATCCTTATCGCCATTCCTAGATACTAAAACAATATCACCTTCCCAAAATAAGCCAGATATATCATCATCCATAGTATTGATGCCGTCATCAAAATTTATATCAGCATCATTAGCCGCTACAATTGGCTCTAATAGCATCAGATTGTCATAGCAATTATCAGCAGCCCAATCTAAAATATCGTTTCCGGTATCTGTAGACTCACCGCTTGTGCGAGTACCATCTATTTGTACATTATAATTAGGCATTAGCTTTAATCCTCTTACCTATAAAATCGCGTGTCTTTTCATCAAATAATTCAACTATTTCTACAGTATCTTTTTGTATCTTACCAAGCTGAGCCGCTTTTGAATTAACAGTTTTTTTAATAAGGCTTGGCATTGAATTAACTTTTTTAGTTAGCTCTGACGAAGCATCAGAAAATGCAGTGTATGATTTCTGAGCGACTTCCTGATTATTTTTTAGCCTGCGCTCCATTTGGTTTAACCCTCTAGCCAACGCGATAACTTGATTGTTTAATTGAAGCACTTGCAATTTCAATACAGTCACTTCATCACTATCAGCCATGACTACGCCCCTTCACCCAACCATAAAACAGGTGTTCCTGTTGCTGACTTCCAAGCATAGTGAGTTTCATTGGCTGATTTTCTGTCTTCCCATGACTCACCAGCTAAAACAACTAGCATATTTGTACCATCACGATTAGCTTCTGCTGCTGTTTCTGATTCACCAAAACCAATAATCACATATTCAGCAGCGGTTGCACTTCCATTTTTAGCGCGTAATTCTGCTGAACCTATGGCAAAAGCTTGAACTTGTGCCCCTGCTGCGGGTGCAGCTATGCATGTTTTAATATCACCATAAGAGCTTTGCGCTGTTGCTGATAACACACGTGCTGCGCCATTTACAACAGACCAGCCAGCCATATTTTTAAATGCATTAACTAAAATAGCTTGTATATGATCAAATCCCATAACAATTTCCTCAAATTTTATAAATTACTATACACCCTGAATTCGCTAACTTCAGAACTATTTTCAAAACCACTATCAATTGCAAATGCTTGAATCTTCCAAAGACCAGCTTGAGAAATATCATCTGCAGCCGTTATATATTGAATTTTTCCATCGGCTCCATCAGTTGTGAATACTGCTGTTTTTTCAATAACTGATTTGTCAGGTAAAAAGAATTTTATTATCAATGTTGTTGCTGCTGACAAATCAATTGGCAATCCAGTTTCACAATCAATTATTGTGACTCTGAATATTGTTCCAATATCATCAACATGTATTTGACAGCTCATGATTCTTTCAACCTTGTTGTTCCTAAATCATAATTTTTATTTCTAACAATTCCAAGATCAACTGTTTTGTTTCTTGAAATTGATAAATCAAATTCTTTCACTTCTTCTTTCACGTTCAATTTTGTGTTCCTTTGAAAGAACATAAAAAACCCTGAACCCATTGGAGAAATAAAAGCCATTATCCATTTGCCATTGGCGGCTCATATAAAAATCTTACTTCACCTATTACGCTTGAAACTTGGTCGGAATGATCGTCATTATAATAGAACTCTAGCTTTGTTCCGTCTTCAGCATAATATGGTCTTAAACTCAAATCAGTAGTGAAGTTTTGTTCTGGCTTCACTTCATGGTCAACAACCATGTCTGTGATTTTCATGTTTTTATCTTCTATAAACACATGAATTCCAGAATCACCATTTGGCTCTGCGTCAAATCTCCATGCAATAGAAGTATAATAAACATCTTGACTTGAAAATATACCAAACATTATGTCACTGTAAGCATTATTGGACGGCTCAGTCGGAGCTGAGATTGCTGTTGATTCATCAGGCGCAATAAATGCAAATCCATTTGTATAATGTTTTACTCCAAATGAAGTATCTACACCATAAACATTAACTTCAGTGTCAATATATTCTAGTTGGATAATATAATAATGGCCTGCATTCAATGTTTCATTTGATGGGATTGCTTTATTTGTTCCAGCCGTAAACATGTGAATGTGATATAGCCGCTTTCCACCCTTCAGCGGCAAGTCAAAACTTGAAGCTAATGCTGCGCCTATTTGCTCATACTGGTCACCACTATTAATTGCGGTTGCTCCAATCTCAGGTATTGTTTCACCCATATCCCACAATTTTATTCTAATATCATTAGGTGGAGGCGTAGCAATTAAATTATCTATAATGCACACCTGATTATTTTCAGCATCGTCAATCCTAAATCCAACAACTGTGATGGCGGAAACATTAGTTGTTCCACCACCATCTTCAATCATTATATTTTCATTAACTTCATATGATTCCCATATATCTTTTGCTGAATGAATCAACTGAGTGCTTTTCGTATTAGTTCCGTCACCAATAAAAACACTTACCTTGCATTTGTTATATTCTTTGCTGAAATAAGCATCAAAACTTCCTGTGAAATCAACGTAATCGGTTGATGGTATTGTGTTAATCCATTCATGCGCTGCCGTGCCACAAGGAAGGCTCATTGATTTTTCGCCTGTCTTCACTATTAAAGTTTCTAAAGTGGCTAAAACAATTCCAGACTCCACCCATTCAACTTGCAGTTCCGAACTGTTTGCATAGCTTTCAAAATTATCAAGCAATATGCCTGCCGCGCTTTCAAGTGTTAGCATTAATGCTGAAATATTATCCTTGCTTGCTTGAAATACTTGACCGACTATATTTGAGCTTGTCACAACGCCTTGCACTTCTCTTGAGCTTTCAACTTGTTCATTTAATATGCGTGGTATAAAGCCTATTTTATTTAGATTTCCTTTTGATATGCTTGCTTCACCTGTGTTTCCTGTCTCCTTTGTAAATGAATCAGGAACCCCGTTTGATTGTACTGTTTTAACAGGCAAAGGAGCGGCACTTGAAACAGGTGTTTGCCCACCTAATGCACCATAAGACATTTTAAAAATTGGATAATGAACACCGCCAATTTCATCAGTTGAAACTGAAACAGCGGTTGCTTCTTCTGATGGTGCAACGTCTATATTGTCAGGCATTTTATTTCTCTTTTAACTTTAGTTAAAAATTAAAATATTTCTATTTTATTTTTATTAATATTCCAGTCATGTTCAATCCATAGCCTTCTTCATTATCAGGAATGCTTGATACATGCTCATAAAATATTTCAGTATTATTTATTTCATGACTCAATCTAATAACGCCTAATGGATTATTGCCGTTATATGTTGGGTTGTCATATTCATTAGAGTGCAATGCTAATCCTGCGTGCATTTGACAGCCTGTTAAAAATAATAATATTAAAAATCTAATCATTTTATTTGACTCTCAGTTTACTTCCGATTTTGAATGTCGAGCCATTCGCAAAAAGACCAATAGAAGTGATAACATCGGTTGATGTATATTTATGAGCTGATTGAAAAGTGATCATTTCAGAAGCAGAGTCATCCCAATGAGTTCCAATAGTCGTGACTAATGTTTCGCCAGTTGTCTCATTTGGATGTATAAAAATCTTGAAACTATATTCGTCATTTGCAGCCATAGTTGGGCCAAAAAGATTATTGTTTGCTTTCACAACAGCAACACCGTCTCTGTCTGTTGCTTTATAATAATTTGTTGCTGTTGCGTCTTGGTTTAATTCGATATAAAAATTCGCCGCCCCTGTAGCAATTAAATATCCTTCTGCTTCAATTGGTTCGCCAGCTTCAAAATCAAGACTAGTGACCTCAATCCTTGTTAGTGCGCTTGAAAGCTCTGTAACATCAAACGAAGGTGTGTCCGCATAAGATGCACGTTCATCAGTAATCATACTGTTAGTTATTTCTGTTGTTGATGTTTGCAACAACACTTGAGCAATAGCTATTTTTCCAATTGTCAAATCTGGTGCAACAGGGCTTCCTGCTTCTGCGCCTGCAATAATTGTGATAACACCAGTTGCGTTATCAATAACAATTCTGTCAATTCTTGGATTTACTGATGGAGCCGTGATTGTTGCTGTTGCTTGAGCTGCTATGCTTGTCAGTGTTGTTCCGTTCTGAACTTTTCCAGCAGTGATTTCAACTGTCATGTCTGGTGTTGAAGCTTCATGCGGGTCAAATTGATTCGACGAAAGATCAATATGCAAAACCCATTTCACAAGGTTTCTAAATAGCCAATTTATGTAATCAAAAGCAGGGCGCTCTTTATAAATAAAACCAGCAAGTTTTTTTGTTGGTGATGGTTCAGTTATTTTTGACGGGTCATCATCATCAGTCCAGCTTGGTTCTTCATTCGGCCTGCTCATGTCTTGATCGCCTTTTCATTAGTTGTTTATGTTATAGTTGGTGCATGGGGTACGTCAATACCCCCTTCACCTAACATAACAATATTGGAGTATTGAAATGTCTAATCGAATACTAACACAAAAAAGATTAAAAGAATTACTCCGTTATAATCCTGAAACAGGGTTATTTATACGAATAAAATATACTAATTCACGCGCACAGATAGGCGATATTGCAGGATGCTTAGATGCTAAGGGGTATATTCAAATAAAAATAGACGGGGAGCCGTATAAGGCGCATAGATTAGCATGGCTATATGTAACAGGGAGCTTTCCAGAAGAGCAAATAGACCACAAAAACCATATTCGCAATGATAATAAATGGATGAATCTTAGGGATGTAACGCATAAAGATAATGGAAGAAACAAATCAATGCAGGTCAATAATAAATCAGGCGTTACAGGTGTTTTTTTAAATAAGAACGGCAACTGGAAAGCAAATATAAAAGTAAATAATAAAACGCTATATCTAGGTTCTTACAAAGAAAAAAATGACGCTATTATCGCTAGATGCATGGCAGAATATGAATATGGATTCCACAAAAATCATGGCTCTTAATTTTATTTCAATACCCTAGATAATTGTCCACCATCCACATCTGAAGAACTGCCAAAACCATGTTCAGCGCTTGAGGTTCCGTTTCCAGAACCGTCAACATTGGCAGATGAATCAAACATAAAATAATCTGTTTCAGGTGATATTACTAAAATAATACTGACACCACCAGCTTTTGTGCTGTTCATTGCGCTTGTAATCGTCTCATCTAAGCTGTTATCAAATAAAACAGGTGCGCTTGTTGCTTTTATATAATCAGTTAAATAATCTGTTTTAGTTATCTGGGCGCCACAAACATATAACCCAGAAACTCCATCACCCAAATACGAGCCATATAATTCAATAAACCATGTTATAGATGTAGAGCTTCCTCCTGACCTAGAGTCATAAGACACGCTGCAACGATACCAATCATCTTCGATTAATTCTATGAATGAATCAACAACAAGTGCGCCTTCGTATGTAATCTGACCAGCAGTCAAATCAAAATCTACCCGTATATTCACACCAGCTTTATCAGTGTGCTGGACTAATAATTTATCTCTTTCTCCAGCTTTCGCATAAATAGAAACCGTATAAACAGTATTATCAATTAATGAAACGGATTGCCCAAAATAATGCAATCCATTAATTATATCTTCAACAATCTTGTCTCCAGTTCCGCTCCCGCAAGGAGAGTCAATAACGTCATCAGAAACTGTAATATTTGACTTAACCCATATTGCGTCACCAAACTGTTCAGAGTATTTTAATAAATTCTCTAATTCTGTTTTATGAGCTGTTATCTGAAAACCAGCAGGATATGTTTCAGCATAAAATGCCTTTGTTGCAGATGATAAAAGAATATATGTTTCAATAACATGCTCAACCTCACCAGATCTTGCAAGAGAACCCGTTTCAGTCAAAATTCTCGCTCTAAAATCCGCGTCAGATTCACCAGAAATTCTGATCAAATTCAGAATTGTTGCAATATTATCAAGCTGCTTTCCAGATGATGTTGATAAAGACGTTCCATCTAGTATTTTTATTAGATCATCATTTAGTCCTTGAAATCTATCAGAGCCAATTGAAATTATATTTCTAAGATTTGTAGAATCAATAAATTGATCTGGCAATCTTGCCAGTGCATTTTCTGTGTGATTTTGTTTATCTTGTATTGTCATATTAAACGTGCGCTATTGTTATTCTTGAGCTATCAAATGAAGCAATCTCTGTGCTATCAACAACAATGTTGTTGTCTAATGTTGGTGAAGCTGAAGTTCCTATTCTTAATACAACATCAGTGATTCCTACAACGTGACTAAATGAAGATAACAAATAAGGATACACAATAACATCTTCACCAATTTCAAGTGTTGCCGCATGATCAAGAACGGCTTGCTCAACTAAATCATCACCATCAGCAGGAAAATCTGCATCAATAGTCAAGTCAATTTCAAGCCATATATTCAAAGCAGATGGTCTTGAAAATTTTGTTGTGTGTGACTCGCCTTGACTGTCTTCAACTGTTCCTGAAATGTCACCATAGCTTTCAATGCCTGCTGCTTTTCTATCAAAAACAGCATCAAGAACATCTTGGTTTGTGCCGCCAACAACGAGGCATTCTATTGATTTTGGTGGTCTATTATCAACGTCAACTGTCAACGTTGTGTTTTCAAAAACGCTCACACTTGACACGTCTGCAACAGCCAATAAATAACCTCTGATTCCTTCAAGCCTTGCCGCTGCAATTCCAGTTAATGTATTTATTCTTCTTATTCTCAATTCGCTATCAGTTTCTTTATTGTTGCCTTTTATTGCATCTATATAATTTGAAACTCTTTCAAGTCCAGATATGTTGTTGACAATATTATTTAAGGTTGTTGCAAGCGCCTCAATCGTGCCTGTATTGACCGACTCACAATTGACAGCGGTTGCGGGGTCAGCAGTGATTGTTCCGCCTGCTGGTGACGCTGGTGAACCCGTGATTGCATAAGTAAATGAATCAGCGGTTGGAACAGATAATATTTGAACCAATCCGTTGTATTCATCTATGGCTGCATCATTGATAAATACAAAGCTATTTATAGCCCGACCATGACCAACTGAATTTGCTGTTGCAATACTTGCCGCTGAAGTGATTGAGCTTATTGCAAAATTTGAACCAGACAAATTCACTGTCAATAATGATTTAAATTGTTCGTTTGAATCTTGAACAGAAAACAAAGTTCCAGCTGGAATTGCTGTTGCTGTTGTTCCGGCAAGGTAAGCAGTGACAGTTGAAACTGTTGCTGCATTTCTAACAATAGCGGTTATTTCGCAAACTCTATCAAGGCTAATGTCTGAAGCTGAATCTGGATAAAAGGCATTATAGACCGCCTCCAATAATTCCCATATTTCAGATTCACGTTCTGCTTGAATGCCTATAAGCTTCCCAAAAACAGTGTCATCAGTTGTCTTTATTCCAGCACCAAAAACAGCACGATAAATAGCTTCAATTTCTGACTTTGAGTCAGCAAGTCTTTTTGTAATAAATCCGCTTGAAGTTAAACCAAAAGGCATTATTGCGTAACCTCACCAGTTATTGTTTCGCCTTCTATAAAAACAGAATATTCAACAGTCAAAGCCCTGTCTTTTATAGTCGAAGTGAATGATGTTATTCTTCCCGTCACGCTCTTCAAGATTTCAGAACGCAAGTGAGCAGAAACAACATTTGTTCTTGGATTCTTAACAAGAATTTTTCCAATGTAATCGACACCATAAGATAAGTTCAAAAACCACTCTCCAATGAATGTTGTCAATCTATCATGAATTCTTTGACCTGCTTCATCTGCGCCAGTTATTGTTTCAATATCACCTGATGCAATTGATAAGTCATTTGTTCCTGTGTCTAGTTTCAAATCCATGTTACACCTTTATTTTTGCCAAGTCATCAAGCTCTGATTGAACCGCTGTTGTGATGGAGTCTACAGCAGTTTTTGTTGTTGCAAAATCGCCAGCATTAATTGGTGTTGATGTTACTCCTCCACCTACAGATGAGGTGACAGTTAACGCCTGTATATTCGTTAACGTGTCAGATAGCTTCTCTGTCAATGCTTTAAGCTCTGTGAATGCATTATATGCTATTTGAAGAAGCTCTTCAGATTCATTTCCTATCGTGATTTTCGTCTCTTCAGCAACAATAATTTCAAGCGCATCAGGGTTCTTTGCTGTGTGCGGTTTTCCTATTGGGTAGCCACCAACAAAAGCAAAGCAATCATTGATGTGATGCTTTCTATTTTCAAGGTAAACATTTGAAGCGCCTTTGCTATTCACCCAATTTGAAAGCTCATGGTCTGCAAATACAAGCGTCACAATATCCCCATTTTTCACAGGGAGCCTAATCATTGCATTTGCTGTTCTTGAAAACACAACAGGAATTCTATTAATAACAGGATATTTTTCAGGGTTTGCTCTTCTGTAAAATCTTCTTTGAATTAATGGTTGTGCAGAACAAGTCATGGTGTCTGCGTCATATTTTATTATTTCAGCAGGCAAGCAAACGTGAACGTCATTCATGAGTTCATTAAATGATTCTCTTATTAACGAAGTTAAATCATCAGGCATCATAAAACCCATCATTTATGTCAGCATATCTTGCGTCTATTTCTGTGAACCACGAGTCATCATGAGTATCACCGAAATGCCTTATGCTTTTAACAAAATATTTATTTGTCAGCTCTTCATTTCCTTGAAGCGTTTCCATTATTGTTTGTGACTCAATATATATAGTTTGAAATATTTTTATTTCAGGTCTTAGTAGCGCTGTAAAGCTTGCGCCTGTTCTTGAGATTATTGGTGCGCCAACAAGACCATTGTTTTTATTAAATGAGTTTTCTGGCGTTCTTGGTTGAACTCCATCCCTTGGAGAATTTAATTTATAAATCAAACCAACGTCATTTTCTTCAATGGTAAAGGCAAGATCAAGCGCGTTCAAGAATGTTGTAATTGATCTCAATGACATTCCAGATTCGCTAAAATCTGTATATGTTTTATTTACTAAAATATCAAAAGCTTCTTCAGTGTAATCAAGCGAAACGCCTAATGGCTCAACCAGTGCGTTTGCAATTTGTTCAGCATCAGTTTTTCCGTCAAAGCTTAAATTAACATTTGCATTTATTGCGTTTGACAATCCTGAATGCAAAACAATTGTTGTTATCCAGTCGCTTCCATTTCTCACACTGAATGCGTTGTGAATATTTCCAGACATTAGCTCTCTAGTGTCACCGTCATATCCAGCAAATAAAGAAACTTTAATAAAAGGCTCAATCAAAATAGTGTTTGCAGGTCTTGCTGCTGATAGCGCGGCTCTTGATGATGGCCTCATATTAAATATATGAATAGTACATCTGTTTATTGCTTCACCATCTGATTTATCTGCATCAAATTGAACGCGCAGTTTTGTTATAGGGTCAATATCTATGCCTTCAAAAACAACCCTGACTTCTCTATTGAAATAAGGCATCAGTCTTCATACCTTAGAAAAACAGATTCACCAAAGTTAGTTTCATTAGGGTCGGCATAATTCCCGTCAACATCAACAACTGACATTTTTCCGCTTGGAATATTATAAGCAGCGTATTGAAAAAGAAGGTCAGCGGACGCAACAAGCTTAACACCTGAAACAACACGGGCTGATTCTTTTAAAATGCTCATATACCATTTTTGCTCATTAGCGTTGAATCTGAATTTTAATTCAAACAATTCACCAGACAAAGAAATTGACATTGAGTTTGCATCGGTTCTGTTTTGAACGGGTATATTATATAAACTCATATCTCAACCGCCTGAACTGTTCCTGCATTTGATTCTGGCAATGCAGAGTGCGCAACATCTTCAGAAATCAATTCTCTATTTGTTTCTGCTTTGTCACCAACAATAAGCAGTTCGCTCATTGATAATTCAAATCTCAATGAGCTTCCGTCTGCGCCAGTTCTTGGAACTGTCATATTTTCAATATACATGTTTTGATAGGTTCTTATTCCAGTAACAACTTCAACAAGTTCTTTATTTGTTTGGAGTTCAGCCAGCGCATTATAAGCATCAATTGATTTGCTACCAAATGAAGGAATAATTGGAGTCATTGACGCATCAGAAACACGAGCCGTCATTGATAATGAAACAGGAAGAACAACAATATTGTCTGAAAATTCAGAGCCGTCTTCAACAGGGTTTCTTGTTACACGAGCAGGCAAAACATGCTCTTCATTTAGAACAGCGTCAATTTCAATGTCGCCAATTGAAGACAAGACAACAAATAAATTCCCAAAACTCATTTCATGTCCTCACTTTTTATTAATTGCTCCCTAGCTTCTTGTAATCTTCTTTGGTCTTCGCTTTTAACTATTTTTGCAACGCCTGCTGCATCAGTTGCCTCGTTTACATGAATTGTTGTGTTCATATTTATTTCGACATTTCTTTTGGATTGTTCACGCGCTGTTTTATCAACCGCTTGTTGCTGTCTAAGATAATTAAGAAGACTATTTGTTTTTTCTTTTGGTTTTTCTTTCCTGATTTCCTCTTCATCAGTTGGCAAAACACTCATGATCTGTCTTCCAACATCCCTAGAAATGCCTTTGATGTCACCTTCAAATAATCGCTTATAAATATCTATTGAACTTGCTGATTTTCTAACCAGCCAAGAAGTGACCGCTTCAGATGCTTGTTCTGTGAATTGGTCTACTGTTTTCTGGGCAACCTGAATGTCAAAAAATTCACCGCCTATTGCTTTCAGTTGCTTTTCCTGAGCGGGTCTTAATTTCTTTAAAAGATTGGTTACTACCTCACCTCTTTTCTTCATTGAAATGTCTTGCGCGAATTCGCCAGCGTCTATTTGCGCCAACTGTGCCTGCAAGAATTTAACTTGCGCAAGATTGAATCCACCAATATCTTTAATTGCTCCAACATCACCTGTCTCAATAGCGGCTTGCAATCCAGAAAATATTTCAGAGATTGAACCTTTTGTGCTTATCGCTTGAACAGATGCAGATTCCAGCAATGTAGTGAATTGCTTTATTGTTTTATTTGATATATCAAACGACTTAAAGAAATCAGCGCCCAACATTTGAAATGTTTTGTCTGTCAGAATGCTTCCTGCGCCCTGTCTTATTGAGTCAAGTTTGACTCTGACTGAATCAAGATTGCTTTCTAATAAGCTGAATTTTGTTCCAGCTATTCTTTTGAGGTTTTCTTCTGCTGTTAAAGCTTGCGTTCCTGCTTGAAATAGAGCCTTGCCACCCAACGAAAGACCAAGAGCAGCCCCTAGCTTTAGGGCTGATTTTTTCATGCCGCCTATGGTTGCATCATAGTTCTTGACTGATTTTTTGTCTACATCAAAGCTGAATCTTGAAACAAGCTCTCTAAGGACTGGCATTTTCTGAACCTTCTATTTCATCAAGAAAAATATTCAAAGCAATAACTTCTTCAAGAGACATCAAGTGCATTGCTTCATAATATTTTGCCATACCTGAAGCAACGGGTCTAGCAACAATGGGGTGAATAGAAAATGACTCTATTCGCTGGGAGGAAACAGCTCTATAAGTTGAAAGAGATTTTTTTTTACTAATTCATGGAATTTATTAAACATGATTATTTCAGAAAAAAGCTCTGATAATTCTTCATAGTTTCCAGCAAAATGTAAATCAAACAAAGTTTCATCAGAACCCATGTCTGGTTTTTTTACACTGTCACAAATCACGCCCTTGATAAAAATAGGCGTTTCTTTTACATCAGTGCAAGAAATTACACCAGCAATTGATTTTCCAATATTTAGTTTTGTTTCGAGCAAGTTGAAAATAAATTCTTCACTAGCCCCTTCAGCAAGACCTTTTAAAATTTGAGCAATTGCAAACGTGACTTCAAGTCCTTTTGTTGTTGGCAATTGTTCAATAATATATTCAGTTTCACCAATTTTTATTGTCTTTTGCTGAAGCATTAAGAGCCGCCTAATAAGTTTGTCAGGTTATCAGTTCTAATTCTCCAAACACGCGCGTTAGGTGTTTTGGAATACTTGCCTTCAGGTATTTGTTTAATCCATGAAGTGGGCGCAAGGTGTAAATCATTTCCACGATTATCTTTTACGATAACAGGAACAGTTCCTGAACCAGTTAATTCATCAGCTTTTGCAAGTCCAGATAAAACAAGATTTGATGAGGATGTTTGCTGAAGAGTGATTTCAATTTCACCGCGCTTATCATTTGTTGCATAGCGCACAACTTCACCATCTGCGCCAACTTCATCTTCCCATGCATCAGCGTCACGAAATACGCGAACCTTGTCATCTGCAAAACCAGAGAGAACAATTCCAGCAACAAGAACACTGATGTCTTTAGGGTTGTAAGTTTCAACTGACATGATCTTTCCTCTTAAAGTTTATTTGTTTTTATATTGTCGCGTTCACAATAACTGTTGTGCTGTGAACTGCGCCTGCAAGCTGAATTTCAGCAGTTATGTTTGGCAAGTGCCTTGCTATTCTATCCGCTGTTAATTGGTCAGCCGCTTTTGGTATGCTGATTCGATAAAAATCACCAGAGCCATCAAGCAGTTCAGCCATGACATTGTTTATGATTCCCTGTTCAAATACCGCTGCAATCTCACCATGAAATGCAGTGAAGCCTGCGTCTGAATATGGAATCTTTGTAGCGTTAAGAAGAAGCGTCACAATGCCTTCTTCAATTCGTGCTTCAATCCAATCAGAGCCGCGCTGAATATCAATGAACTTTCCTGAAGCCATGTTGCCTTGTTGCGTATGACCAACACCAGCCAGTAAAGTATAAAGGTTTGCATCTTTTCCAAGAACAACTGCTTCTTGTGATGGTGACAAATGAACGGTTGTTGTGACTTGAATTCCAGCAAGCGTTTTAAATTTCCAAGTCTCAGAGCCAGCATCAGAAGGCAACATGTAACCAGCCCAAGCCGCTTCAGGGAAATTGTAACCAGAGAAATAATCAGCCGTTCCTGAAGCATCAGGTGCGCTTGTTGTGAAGGTATATGTTCCATCAGTTGGAACAGTTGCAACAAGAGAATTTCCATCAACGGCAACGGTTGCTGAATTACTAAATGTTATCGGGTCGCCAACTCTCAGACCATGCAGGGCATCTGCCACGGTTGCGACACCAGAAGCAACAACAACAACAACGCCAGTTTCATCGTTAATTGTTTGGTGATGGTACATGTAGCCAGTTCGATCATAGCTAGATGCTTGAAGCAATGAAGCAATGTCTGTTGTAACAGCAGTGACAACATCAGCATCAGATGATTGAGCAAGAAATATTTTGCTTTGTGTTTCAGTCCATGCAGCAATTTCAACAATTTCTGCACTTGATTTTAATGGAGTCAAAACACAATAAAAAGCATTGTCTTCAGCGGCAATTACATTAAGAGCAGTTGTGATTGAAGCATCACCTGTTTCATGTCTGCCAATTTTTATTGAAGTAGGCGCTCGACTCTGTGCAAATATTGCAGCCGCCGCTTTATAAGTTTTAGTTGTTGCTGCAAAATCATCTGCAACAGAAGTTAAATTTGGATATGATCTGACACGTTCTGCAAATACAGATGCCGCGATTGTAGCAAGAATTAAAGGAACTCCAAACCCTGTTCTTGTAATTTTAGTGTCTGCAACATTTACCGTCACATTAACAACATCAGCAATTTCAGTCATGACATTTCACCTATATATTCACAGTTAAATTATTGTTTTCTACTGTTGGGATTTCAACGGTATCAACCCAATTTCCAAAACCACCATCATCAATAGTTTCAGCAGTATATAAAATTCTTAAATCAGATACGGCTCTTCTTTCCCATCTTTCGCCAAGTTGCTCATCAAGCCTTATAACTGGAGTATGCCCTAAGATAGAGATATTTGCATCATTAAATTGTTGTACTAATATAGGATGATCTAAGGCCATCAAAGCAAAATTAAGCCTGTCAGCGGCTTCTATGTCAGAAACGGCTTCTGCTGGTTTAGTATATATTTCAACTTGAATTGTCATTTCTCTCAAGCCAACAGTTCTATATTTTAAAGCAGGTGTTCCAGCATCGTATTCAGGCCGAACGTCATCATCACCTGTTTTGATGTTATCAGCAATGACTTGAATTGTTGCATAAGGTAAAGCCGGTCTGTTTGTTACTTGATTAACAAAAATAGTGTCACCCATGTCAACGCCTGAATTCTCTCTCAACCATTGCAGAATAGAGTTTTTCATTGCTGTGTAATTAGTAACTATTGTTAATGCCATCAGTCTTCCACATGAACAGCAGCAGCTTTATAAAAACCACCGTCATCCCAAAATTCAGTTTTTTGAATTGTAAATTCAACGCCGCCATAAGTCACAATATTTTTTTCAGGCAAATCTATTTCAGACCAAAGCACAATCCATTTCAAAGTGTTCTGGCCTTCAGGAACATTCCTTAATTCTTTTGCACCCATTGGCTGAATGTGTGCGCTTATATTAAATGAAACAGTTGCAGAAGTTGTTGCAAATCCATCAAGACCAAAAGCATTTGCGCCAGCAGGTTTCATTGAATATGTTTTTGCATTTCTTCTAATTGTTTTTATCATTGCCGCAGCCATTATGATATTGCCTCACTTGTTGCTTCTGGCTCGCCTGACTTTACAGCATAACGAATTGCACCAATAAGAAAGCCTTTATCAATCAATGGATTGTTAGAGCCTTTTTTTCTTACCGTTGATTTTGCATTTGGCGGCGTTCTTAAATTCACCATATATTTTTTTATTTCACCTTCTATAAACTGACCCAATGTTGTCAACGCTTGATGCTTTGTTATGTCACCGTTAATTATTTGATTAGACAAGAAGTCAGACATCTCGTTTATTTCATCACGCTTGCTGTCAATTGTTCCTCTTATGTACGGCCTTGCAGGAATTTTTATTTCATGTGCAGATGTTTTGCCAAGCTCCATGAATCCTTTTCCTTTTTTTAGAAACCTTACTTTTCCTTTGATTGCATCTTTTTTTGTTTTGAATCCAAATGAAGTTCCACCTTTATGTTTTATGGTTGCGCCAAATTCATTTGCTGCTGCAATAACAAGAAGCTCTTCTTCTTCATCTGATTGAACGCCGATGTCAACAAAACCGCCTTCAGATTCTATTTCTTCAATAATTGACCTCATGCCTTTGTCATTATCTTCAAACTGTACTGAAGCAGGCATGATTTACACCACTAAAAAATTCGGGATTGTTCTGTTTTGAACTTCAAGAAACATCAAACCATATTGAGTTGATGCAATGACAGTTGTTTGATTTAAATATGGAAGAGTCCAAGAACGTGTGACACCACCAATTGATTCTGATGATACAGGGCCTCGACCACCGGCATCAGTTGCAGCTACACTCAAAAGATGAGCTGCAAGATATGATTGAGCCATCTTTGTGTTTGCACCATATTTTGATTCAGGTGCAAGCAAATCAACAAAGCTGGCAACTAAGACAAATTCAGAGGCAGTGTCATCCACTAGCCCCTGAATAAAGTCATCATCTTGAGCAACAGCTTGAACGTCATCAAGACTTGGTAACATGATTACTTCTCATCACCAGTGTTTGCTGGTTCAGCTAAAAGAGCAGTGATTGCATCTTCACATGCTTTGATGACTGTCACACGAGGCGTATCAGCGGCGTTTTCTGCGTCAAGATAGCCTTGAATAATATCAGCATCAATTTCAGCGCCAATGACAGTGATTGCATCTTTTGCACCAAGCTTCACGGTGTCAATTATGATGGTTTCTTTATTGCCAGCAGTATTTGCATTAATACCAGTTACATTATCTTTTTGAGCTGAAACGACTTCAACAACCGCTTCATCATTGATAATTTCAATTTCGCCAGTATCATGCATATTAATGAATGACTGTGATTTCATCGCATCAAGTTCTTCATCACCTGTTTTGCCCGTAAGGCGCTCAAGTTTTTCAATTGATACAACATTTGTTCCCGCATTAAGCGTCACAAGACAATCTTTTTTAGCAGAGAATGAGTGTTGACAAGCGCCGTTGAACATAACGACAACATCTTTATTTTGAGACATGTTTCTTCACCTTTTAAGTGGTTTGAGTAAGTAAACAACCAAGCGTCCTTGCTTAGTCATTTAACAGGGTTTAAATATCGTACAGAGTACGAAGTGCAAGAGGGTAACGGACAACAACGCCGCCAATTTCAGCTTCAACAGGAATAACGAATTCCAAGTTTCGCGCCTGTGGTGGCAACATCTGCATTTCCATAGGGATATGGAACTGTAAGATTTCGTCATCAAGCTCATAACATAAAGCCATATCTGAGCCACCTGTTCCAGCGCCTGTAAGCTCAATCAACCAATCAACCTTGCTTAAACCAAAGCTATTATTTGGCTTTGTAATGAATTCAAGAATGGTTGTGTCGGTCAAGTCTGAACGAGGCAACAATGAAATAATGTCATATTGTGCAATAGGCAACAGTAAAACATTTGCCTGATGAACGCCGCGAGTCACTTGGCGAATTCCTGATACCATTAACGTAATATCTTCAATGATTTCAGATGCTGTCTTGCCAGACCAGTTACGGGTTGTAGTAGTCGCATCAAGCGGGGCTTGAACAGTTGGGATATTAGGATGAGCCAACAAGCCAATCATATTATGATTAGTATCGCCAGTCCATGCAATCGTGTTTTCAAGCTCATGAATACCACGACGAGCAGCATCAGCTTTCATAGTGTCAAGCGGAACGCCTGCAAATACTGCTTGGCGCAAATCACGGGTACTATAACCAAAGCTAGTACCTTCATTATGAACATTCTGAGTGTGTCGTTCTGCGAATACATCAGAGCGAGGCAAATCATCAGCAGGGTTTGCAATGATTTTTGCCATGCCAATTTTTGTATAAAGATAGTATGTAATTACAGCAGCGCCAGCACCGGCAACACCCGTCACAGGAATATATTGACGGTATTTAAGTTCGCGTAATTTCTTTTCATATAAGCGAGACTCAACCGTTTCAAGTTGACGTTCTAAAAATAAAGATTCACCGGCATCTTCATGCAGCTCAGAGCCATCTTGACGAACAACGCCAAGTTCTGATGCTGCTCGAATGCAACTTACTAAGTATTTAGATTTCATTTTTTATTGCTCCAAATTTTAAAAAGGGTTAATTCTTAATCTAAAGACTAAGGCATGTTAATTTCAAGAAGAGCCAGTTGATTGACAGCAGTTGTCAATGACAACCAACGAGCGTTTGCAATTTGATCTGCTCTTGCTGTGTCAGCATCAGTTCTGAAACGGCCTGCTATATTGACAGCACCATTTGCCGTATGACGAAGATAAACACTGTCATCAAGCGAACTGATAACATCTTCAGCCAGAACCCAAATTCGGCCTTGAGTCAATGTAGGAATTGAAGTGCCGTCTTCATATTTTGCAATGCCGTCGTCATTAGGTCGCGCAATTTGTGACTGAATTGAAATGCCAGCAAATAAGAACCCAGTCAGGCTTGGATAAGAAACTTTTTCTGCATCAGTTAAGACTTGAGCTAAGCCGCGACCAAACAAAATTGGGCTTGAAGTTGTGTTTGGTGTTGTTGCCACTAGAGACAAATCAGCATCAGCTTCGGTTGCAGTAAATGGAACACCAGCTTCATCAGCCGTGATAATTAAATCAGGGGAAGCACCTGAGAAAGTAACCTGACCAGCCAAGAAACTATTTGCTTGACCAGCAGCCAAAAGACCAGCATGGATTTCACCAACAGTTGCAGAGCCATCTGAAGTATAAGTAACGGGAACGCCGTTCACAACAACAGTGTAAAGAGTTGTATTTGTTGCAGCGTCAACAGTGACAGTTGCAACTTGAGCAACATTAGTTCCAGCAGTTCGGCTTGCTTTGTGCATGAAACCAAGGTCAGCAATTCCGCCTTCAACAGCAGTGGCTAAATCTTCATAATTTGTTTGCATTTTCTTTTCCTCTAAATTATTAGAAAGGTTTTTTAGTTTTAAACTTTTGTTAAAATGGCGTTAAGCTTGGTTGGTTTTAACTGTTTCAAGATGCATGTCAGAAACATCATCAAGATAATTTTGACGGGGAGATTTTTCTTCACCACCTTCGTCATTGTTGTTTTTATCTTTAGGTTCAGCATGTGGTTTTGTTACTGCCTGCAAAACAGCCAATGACGTGAAACCTTTTGTGTCCAATTTGATTTGCTCAACAACAGCATCAAAACGAGCTTCAACATAAGCATCAGATTTTTCATCAAGATTCAAACCATCATTCTTTGCACAAACAACAAGCTTCTTGATTTCCGTGTTGTCTTTACCTGCAAAATCTTTCAAGCCAACATGACCGGCAACACCAAGAATATCAGCGCGCTCAGAAACAAGAGCGTTCATTGCTTCAGGTGCAATTTGCACATCTGCTTTTGTTTTCAATTCGTCAATAGTGCCTTGAGCAGCATCTAAGTTTTCTTGCAATTTAATTGCATGTGAAAGCAATGCGTCATTGCGATCAAGTAAAGGCTTAATTAATGGCTGTAGTTCTTCATCAATTTTAAAATCAATTGAATCAACTTTAAAGTCTTTGCCAATAGTTGCAGCGGCAACAGACATTGCAATAAGTGTTTTTATGGTCATGGGTTCTTCCTCATCGAGTTTAATATCAAAATCAATTGTTGCAGCATCATCTGCACTGTCACAATAAATTCTTGCTTTTGCGCCTGCTCTGCCTGATTTAACAGAAGCAACGTGATTATATTTTATATTCTTCTGAATTGCATCATAATGCTCGCCGTTATAGGTTCCAGATTCTTCAATCAAATCTAAGTCATAACCACAAGACAATTCAACTTGCTTTCCAGATTCTATTTTTGAAATTGTTTCTGCATCAGTAACAGTGATTTTTGTTGAAAGATAATCATCATCAGTTTTTATGATGTCACCCGTCACCATTCCAACCATAAGATTTTTTGAGTTCTGAGTTGTTATTTTTCCGGCAATTGGGTGTGTGTCTGTTAATGGTTTATTTTTTAAGCTGTTCATTGAGTCAGCTTTGAAAACTTCGTCAGGGTGTCTCAGTTCGCTTCTGATTGAACCGTCTGTATTGCGATATTTGAAAACGCCTGCTCTTGTTGGTTTTGCATCTAAAACAAGGAAACCTGTGCTTCCATCACGAGCAAAACTATCTAGTTGAATTTTGTCAGTTCTTTGTACCATGAGTGCTATTTAACCTCTTTATTTGATTATGTCAACTATTTTGATTTTTTAGGTATGACGGGTATTGCCTGACATCGGCACTGAATGTCACCTGAAGGATGATTTCTTTCACCGGCTCTTTTGCCTGTTGTCACTGTTATAGGCGGTTTGTCCCATCGTTGAACAGTGCCATCAAGCCGCTTGTGGTCATCCCTCACACGACTATCACGGGAAGTCAGCCATTCATACTTAGTGATGCCTGCATTCTTCTGTCTAAGCTCTGTCAGTGAGCCATTGAACTTGTTCACTTGGTCACGAGCAATCAAGGCTGCTCGTGATTCAGTAGCACCAAATATTTCCTTGATATTTTTCTTCAATTCTTTTGGTGACAAACCCCTTCTTCCGTCCCTGTACAACATTTGCTCAATCTTGGAAAACGCTTCAGTTGGCAAAGTCTCAATCAATGAAACATTATTCTGAACAAATAAATTAACTTCTTCTTTTAGCCAAGGCTCATATTGAACGGGGTCAACACCAACAATTGATTTCATCAGCAATGAATGATTTTGATTGTTTGTTTTGTTTACCCTGTCAGCGGATTCTTTGGCGGCATTTTTATATCTAACTTCAGGAAAGCTTCCTTCAAAAACTAAGCGAACTTTTCCAAGTGCGGTTTTTATAGTTTCAGCATCATCATCAACCCTGAGTTCAACCTGATTGACAACAGTCTCAAGAACAGGTTCAACATGTTTTCTGACAATCTTTTTCAGTTCATTGATAATTAACTTGATTGAAGCTTCATATCTATGTTCATCAGGAATGCTGCTTTTTAATCTTGGGACTCTTTTTTTTCTATTTGCCATTTATATCAACCATGTCAATTGTTTTTCCAGCAAGCTCATGTTTGCAGTCATTCAAATATTGAATCTTTCCAGCCTTTATAAACAAATGACATTGAGTGATTTGTTTTCCATCAAGATTATACGACACCAAAACACTTGGCGAAATTGTAGGCTTTTGCATGTTGTTGTCGAAAGTCCATTTTGGTCTATTTCCTGTTGTGTTTATTCTGTGCAATCCTTTGCATCCAACACAATAAAAAATCCAATAAGTTTTACCTTCATGCTCACCGTCTTTTTTTATCGTATCCATTTTTATTTTTCCCATTGAGAAAGACAAGCGTCATTTCTCTTTTTGTCATCTGGAAATTCTGACTTCATAGCAGGGTCATTCATGCATCTAATTACAAATGCAGATTTCATTTCGCCTTCGTTTTTTGTTGGCAATGAATTGTCAAGATTATCTTGTTTTGCAATCTTAACTTCTTCTTCCTCATCTTCATCTGGGTCACCTTCATCAAGGTCAGGCTCCACTTTTGATAGAGCCTTAAGAAACCGTTTTCTTTTATCAACATCAATAATCATGTCAGCAAGATTAATGCCTTCGCCACTGAAACGAGAAAGAGCAACTTCTTCAGGTTCAACAACGCCTGCATTGATGTAAGCAATATCTGATTCAGAAATTTCTTTTCTGGCTTTCGCTTCATCAAGTTCTGATAATTGCCATAATGGATTGAATTCAAATTCAATTTCGCCTTCAGCGTATCCAAGCGAATCAGAAATGACATCAATTATTCTTCTGATGTGTGGTCTTAATTCTGTTTCTTGATATGAAGATATATTGTCATAGTGAACGCGCAAATCACTTTCACCAGCATCACCACCAAGAACACCTGATTGATTATGAAACAATCTTGCTTTGGGAATCTCTGAAGCAGCAGAAGCAATATCGACAAAATGAGTGAGAATTTTATCAATGCCAGTTAAAGGCGTTCCCATTTTTTCAAACTGCTCATCATCACCAAAGACAGCAATATTGTGAACAGACATACCATAAGCAAGAGTTGCAAAACGCGCCATCAATTGTTGCTCGCCTTCAACATTTGAAAGCAATTCTCTCAATCCTTTTATCTGAACTTTCTTGGTAATAAAGTCCTGAATGATTGCGCCTACTGTCTGATGAATTGAACCAAATCTTTTAAGCTCTTCATGGAAGTTCTGAAGAATTGGTGCGCTCCATCCAAGGTTCCGCATCTTCTCAAGTGGTGGCAAGTAATGACCATTAAAACGAATCACTCTTGATTCATGAGCAACCGCTGTCAACGTACCACGAACTTGAACCCTATGAATCAAATATGTTTCAGGTTGACCATAATTCATTTTTGTTTCGTCAGCATAATATCTTTGCGGGAATGTCTGCCATCTATCAACAGGCTCAAAGAATTCAACAGAACGAACATTGCCAAGAGGCATGTCCGTTTCTTGACCATCAAAAGCACCAATGGTCAGCAGTGACCCGCCGTGCATTCTTGATAAAATTATTGATTCAGCAACTTTTGTTTGTATGTTTAGACGCTCCATTTCTTTTCTAACTTTTTCAGCTTTTGAATTGTCATCACCTGAAGTCAATGAAATCCAATTTCTTGTTGAGTCATAAGCGGGAATTGTGATGACCCTTCTTGAAAGCCAGTCATGAACAAATAAAGCTTCAAGCTCTGCCCTTGTTAATTGCTTCTCTCTATAATAATTAGTGCTTGTCATCGGGTCGGCTGAAGTGCCGAAATTATTCTTTTCGTTCACCCATCTGTCATTGTGTTTAGCATCACTTCTCAGCTTGTTAAGGCGTTGAGCCAGAATCACGGATTGATTAGTTGTTTGGTTCACTGACTGGTTTTCTGATGTCATCAGAATATCCTCACTTTAGAGTTTGACATTGCTTCTGCTGTTGTAGTTTGTATTTTGTCCAATGATACAGCAAGAGCTTCAGCTTTGTTTGGTGACATTACACCACGTTTCTTCAATGCTGCCTTGCTTTCAATGGCAACTTTTCCAGCTTCATTGTGCATTGTTTTAAATGATGATAACTCAGAAATAAGTTCCGAGTCATTAGGAATTGAAATCAAATCATCAATTGGGTGTTCTTTTATTCCCTCAACAAATTCATAAGTTCTTCTGAATCTTCTTGATAATTTGGTGTATAGCTCTGCCTTGAGATTTGCAAACATGTCAGAACAAAGCTTGTCTTCTTCATAATATTCATCTGGTGTTGGTGGTCTTCCCACATTAATTCCACGCGCCTTTAGTTTATACCTTGAGCCTTTTTCAGCATTAATTTCTTGTATTGATTTAATCTCGCCTTTAACGCCAGCACCAAGACCAATTGAATCATAATGCAATAATTCAACACGCTCATCTTGACAAAGGCCATAAGCTCTTCTTGTTGATTCAGTGACGTTGCCAGCCTTCCAAGCTTCACAATAATAAACATTTATCCCTTTTCTAATGATGACACCTTTTCCATCTGAAGACTCATCATCATCAGCGGGGTCAAATCCTGCAATGGTCATTCCTGATGGTTTTATTTTAAAGCGTTCACAGAAGTTGACAGCGGCTTTCACGTATTTTGCAGGAATACAGATGCCCTCAGTTGAGGCAAAATAATCTCTGTCAATTTCCTGAGCAACAACATCAGGGTCTTTTGTTGCAACCTTATTGTCATACCAAGCTTGATCTTTTCGCGGGTCATCACGCCAATCAAAAATAAATACATCAACTTTCCCTGAATGGCGCTTAATAAAAAAAGGATTTCCAACACCATTGACGGTTGATATATCTATTTGAACATTTGTATTTTCAGAAAGTGCCGCTTCAATTAGCTTTGGCCTTTCAAAAAAAGCCGCTTCGTCTTTAAAATATATGGAGCTTCTGCCTCCTCTTCCAATATTGTCACCAGCTTCACCCGTAATTGCAGAACCGTTTTCAGGGTTTATAATTCGCATGAAAGCAAAGTGCTTTTTTTCATTGAAGTCATCAGGCAAGAATTCTTCAGGCAAAGTTTTAATCATGAACCTGATTTTTTCAAAGATGGAATCAGGGTCACCAGACCTATCAACAAGGTCTTGCTTTCTTGAGCCAAAGCCAGTTTTTGAGCCTGCACTGAACAGCCATTCACAAATAGCAAAAGCTCCGCACATATAAGTAAAACCAGAGTCACGAGTTTTCTCAATAAGGCCGTCTTTCTGTTGTTTTATTAATCCTTCAAGCCACTCAATGAACTCTCTCTGTTTTGGAAAAAGCAGGAAAGGCATATATTTTGAACGCCCCTGAATACGAGGGTCATTTGTCATCATCCAGTCTTCAATGAAGTCTGCATAATTCTTTGCATAATATTTTTTTAATGCTGTCAGGCTTTCAGGTTCTTCTCTGATTCGCGCTAGATTGTGCGCTCTATCATTAAACACAGAGGCATAATCAGGGTTTTTAAAATCAAACACTATGTTGGTTTCTTGATCATTTTCAAATAGGTCGCAACAGCTTCGTCATCATTGACATCAACATCTTTTGGAATTGCAGTGCCTTCATTCAGTTCAAGCTGTGTTGAAAATTCAGTATTGTTATTCAGGTAATACATCAGGGCATTCAGATGAACCTGCTTGAATTTTGATGGCGCTGTATTTACGCCCACTTCAAACAGTCTATTCTTAGCCTTGACAGCACCTTTTGCCTTGCCTGTATTGATTGCCTCTTGAACGCCTGATTGCTCTTCTCTGATTCTCCTGAGCGTGTCCTGAGTCACGCTTATATGAGCCGCCATTTCATTATAAGTACAGCCAGCAGCAGCAGCAGCTTCAAGCTGTTTGATCTGGTCACCAGAAAGAACAAGCTTATTGTTTCCTCTGTTATCGCCTTTTTTTGTAGCCTTTTTTTTAGGCGTAACTTTCTTATTGACTCTGCCCGTGGTTCCTGAGCCTGCAACATGTTGTTTTTTTCTAGCCTTTTTTAAAGTGGCTTTTTTCTTTTTGGGTTTAGTGGTCATGCTTATAATATATGCGACAAACAGAGAATGTTCAAGAGCAATTATTCTTTATGCTTTTGAATAGTCTCTATCAATTGCTACAGCAACAACCGCTTTGTTTTTATCTCTATCCATTAGCCATTGCTCACAAATTAACGTCAATGCATTTGCGTTTGCGCTGTCATTCAATCCAGTGTCAACAATCGGGCTTGTTCTGGCAAGTGTAATTGCATCATTAATCACTGAGGCTTGGTCATTGTGTAAATTATACTGAACCTTTGAGAACGGGCTTTCTTCAGTTGCAGATGATGTTGATGTTTTTTTCTTTACCGGCTTATCATCTATCAGCAATGGTGCAATTTCATCTTCACTGAATGCGGTCAATGTCAAATCAGCATCGAGGGCTTCAAGCTCTTTAAACTCAAGCTTCAGAAGATCAACATTCCATGCATTGAATTGTCCGGTCTTATTGTCAGAGATTCTATATTGTTTTATTTGCGCTTCAGTTAAATCATGAGCAACAATGACTGGAATCTTTTTCATTCCAAGTTCTATTGCTGCAAGTGTTCTGGTATGACCAACAATGATTGTCAAATCAGGCTCGACAACAACTGGTTGCTGGAACTTAAATTCTTTTATTGACATCATTGTTGCTTCAATAGCGTCATGAGAAATAACCCTTGGATTTTTATCATAGGGAATTAAATCTTCAGGCTGTATCATTTCTATTTTCATAATATACCAACAACTTTTGATGTGTTTACGCTTTCAATCCTAATCCCCATGTATTCAGCTTTTGTTCCTTCATAAGTTGACGCGCTCCATCTGTCTTTTCTTTTTATGCAATTATCTAAATGCTCTGTGAATTCATCCATGTATTTATCTTTGTATTCAATACGGATTATTTCACCGTTATCAATCAATAAATCAATATATAAAAAACTCATGACAAGACCTCTTAATTAATTGAAACCCAAGCAACGCCAGAACAAGACCAGTCAACTTGTTTTCCTTGTGACTGAACTTTGAATATGTTTTCAAACATTGTTCTTGCTTCATCACCAGAAATCAAATCAAGAGCGTTTTCTTTTGTTGCGCATGAAGAGCAAACTTTCAAATCCATGAATGATTCACAAGGCTTTTCAAGTGTGCTTGATTTCAATTGAATAACAGGTTTGAATGATGCGATTTTATTGCAGCCTGCTCTGTCACAGTTTGGTATTTGTGCAGCATGTGTTTTCAATGGGTCTGTTTTATTTAAATTTTCACTCATCGTATTTCCTGATTTTGTTTATGAATTTAAGCCTTCACCGTTTTCAGAATGCCAGCCTTCATGACATTTTGTGCATAACCATCTAGCTTCTAAAGGCTTTGCATAATCATCATGATGTCCGTGAATCTTTCCTTTGCTATTGCATTACTCGCAAGCTTTATTTATACATTAAAAACTAAAAAGGTACAGGTCAGAACGGGATATCATCATTGAAGTCATCATCAACCGGCGCATTTGGCGCTGGTTCATGTTGTTGTGGGTGTTGATAGTTTTGCTGCTGGCTATGTTGTTGACCACCTGAAGAGCCTGATGAATCCTGCTGGCCTCTTGAGCCTAGCATTTGCATTTCATTTGCAATAATCTTTGTTGTGTATCTGTCATTGCCTTGTTTGTCAGTCCATTTTTCAGTTCTTAATGAACCCTCAATGTAAACCTGAGCGCCTTTCTTCAGATACTCACCAGCAATTTCACCTAAGCGATTAAAGAAGGTTATGTTGTGCCATTCAGTGCGCTCTTGTTTCTCACCAGTTGTTTTATCTTTCCAGCTTTCGTTTGTAGCAACACTTATTGAAGTTACTGCGCCACCTGAAGGCATGTATCTAGTTTCAGGGTCTTTGCCACATGTGCCAACTAGAATGACCTTGTTTATTCCTCTTGCCATTATCAAAACCTCATTTAATATTTTGTAATTCTTTATGGTTCAATTTAAGTGATGCAAGCTTGCATTTTTCTGGCTTTTTCCAAGAGCCATTTTTATTCTTTGGGCTTTCTGACAAAACTGTTCCATGCTTTTTAAGCATGTGTTCACGCCAGTCATAAGGATGAACTTTAGCACCGCAAAAGGAACAATAATCATATTTATTATCAGGCATCAAGCAAGACTTAGAAAACATAATGCCAATGCGCCAATCACAACAACGCAACAAATAAATGAATACACAAGCATTTTCATTTCACCATACGTTTCTTTTTTGCGTTTATTTGGTTTTTCTTTTATCATTTTAATAAAACCCGTTATCTTGAAGCTCAAGAGTGTCAATATATAATTGATTTACGCATTCAACAGGCCAGTCTGAAAAAATATATCTTAGTTCAGCCCATTCCATTGTTTTGCAATCCTCAGCATTCTTGAATTGCATTGTCATGATTTTTTATGGCTATCAGTCGCAACCCTAATTCCTTCACTAAGGTTGCCGCCACCAATCTTCTTGAGCTTTTCAACGCGCTCATCATCAAGGCTTATGTTTCGCCTTTTTTGACCGCTACCATAGCCGCGCTTTTTGTTACTTGTTTTTTTCTTTGTCATAAGTAATCTTCTTTTTTTAAATTGCGCTTTAATTTCTTTAATCCGCTTCTTGCGATTTGATCAATCCTGCTTCTTTCGCATCCACAGACTTTAGAAATCTCTAATGATGTCAATGTTTGATGAGGTCTTGCTATTCTACATAAAGCAGCAAGACCCACGTCAATTCCGTGATTTGCTTCAGCCATGATCAATCCTTATTGATTATCAGAAGCAACATAACCATCTTCAATGACAACACCGACTTTACCAGATTCATCAACTTGCTCAACCCAAAATTGGAAGTCTTCTTCTTTTGCCATGTCTTCAATAACTTTCATTGCGTCTGAATCAAGCAATGAGCCGTCCTGAATTCTAATGACCTTGAGCTTTGGGTTCATAGACATTGCAACAGAGATTGAAACCTTCAATTGCTCAGAAGATGAGGCCTGCTCAAGCGGTATATTATTGAATGTGACAAAACCATCACCAAAGCCAAGGCCTTCAACAGGAAGCTTTGAATTTGCAATCATATCTGCACGTTTAATATCACAGGCTTTGATTGTATCAACAAGTTTTTCTGTTTTATTTCTAAGTATTTCAAGAGCGCAACGTTCTTCAACAAATCTTGCTTTTGCTCTGGCTGCTTCATTATTCTTTTCAGAATTAGCAACCTTTGTTTGAAGTTCAGTCACATCAATTGCAACCATTGATTCAAGATTTTTCTTACGGACGCTAATGGCGGTTTTAACTTTTGAAATATAATCTTCAATGTCTTTTATTTCGGCTTCTTTTGTTTTTAATATTTCTTCATCGGTTGTAATATATTGCTTTACTTCTGTAATATCCGTATTGCTTTTAAGAGCCGCATTTAATTCAACAACCAAATCAGTCACAGAAACAACCTCATCAGGTGCGTTTTCAGGAACAGCCTCTTTCAGAGCGTCAACTTCAGCGGCCTTTGCTTTTCCATCACGGTTGACAATTGTTCTCTCATCAAACGCTGTTTTTCTTTCAGCATCAACAGCAGAGAAATCAACACCGGCATGAGAAGCCAGAGTTTCAAATTGCTCAGCAGGCTTTATGTGCATGAAATGCATAGGGTCAAATGATAATCGGCCAATCAGCTCATCAAGAACGCTTTGAGGCTTTTGGTATAACGCGCCATCTTTATTTGCAACAGTGAGAGTTGTTCCTTTTTCAGTGAATTTTCGAGTGACAATTAAATCACCTAAATCAATTATGATTTTACCTTTTTCTTCGCCATCACGAATAGGCTTGTCTGGAACATTATCTTTGCCGCCAAGAGCAGACCAGATCGAATCAAGAACTGATGACTTTCCGTTTGCGTTCTTGCCGGTAACTTTGACAACATTTACTTTTGGCGTGATTTGAACAGCAGTCAGGCGTTTAAAGTTTTCAGCTTTTAAAGATATGATTTTCATTATGTTCTCTCTTTTATTTTGATTGAATTCTTAACCCTGCTAACTACCATATTGAAACAGGTGCAGATCAGGGGCGGTTTTAATTTATTTGAGTGTTTTCAAAACCTAGCTAAAAACTGTTCACCCTATTCTCAATCACCAAGGATTGAAACTATTAACCGTAACCGGAACCGGAACCGGAACCGGAACCGGAACCGTCACCGTCACCGTCACCGGAACCGTCACCGGAACCGTCACCGTCACCGTCACCGGAACCGTCACCGTCACCGTCACCGTCACCGTAACCGTAACCGTCACCGTAACCGTAACCGGAACCGTAACCGGAACCGGAACCGTCACCGTAACCGGAACCGGAACCGTCACCGTAACCGGAACCGGAACCGTAACCGGAACCGGAACCGTCACCGTCACCGTCACCGTCAGGCTTCGCATGTTTCATGCTACATAAGTTTATTTTTTCCATGCCTTTGCGCCTTTGAAAAATTCCATAGCTTTTTCAGAACATGGGATAATTTCGATAACATCAGTTAATTCAATTTCTGGAAGCTCTACAGCTATACGAGATGTATCATCAACACCGTCAATAGCAACCTGAGAAAGACTTGCTGCACCATTCCAGTAATGGAGTCTACGAGAATTAATTAATTTTGCGTGTTGAGGCTGCTTAATTCCAAACTCTTCAACATAACCAATATGCACACCCGCTGAATAAGTACGCACAACACAATAGTTCATGTCGTCCGTTTTTGGCGCTAAATTACTGATCGAGTCAGCGCGAACATAATCAATACCGTTCACATTAATTTCTTTATCTTTCATTACTAATCCTTATATTATTTATTTTTAAATTCTGCAAACACATTATACACACATTGCTGAAGAGCAATCAAGCTTTATCTGAAATAAATCTTGCTTTATTTATTTTCCACCAATCATCAAAGCCTTGAGCAGTGTTTGTTCCAGATGTGTTGAACCAGTGATAAAAGAATTCTGTTGCAATATCTTTTATCAAATCATCTTTCTTGCTTTCAATTTCTTTAATTGTCTTCAATGCGTTTTCAGCAATTGAAGTGATTGTGACTGAGAAGCAACCTTCATGACCTTGTTCGTCTTCACCATAGATTTCAATTTCATTTGATTCAATATCTGAGCCATCTTGATTTGACAGCTCTTCCAGCATCCATTTTGTTTGTTCAATATCTGTATTCATTAGAGTCCATCCTCAAAAGTTAGTGATGCAACATATTTTTCAAGAGCCTTCTGAGTTGTTTCAGATGTTACAAACGGCCTGTCAATAGTGTTGTGCCTTTTATCTAATCTATTCCAGATTGTTTTTGCTAGATAGCCATGACGTTTAGTTTTTCTGGTGTAAACATAAAAAGAGTCAAGAATAAATTTATTCACTCTTTCATCAAGCCAGAATTTAGTCTCATGACAGGTCAATCCGTCATCGCTTTTTTCTTCAACTGAAACTCGTGTCATTACATCTTGCTCACATAGGCCTTACGCTTCGCTTCATGCCGTCAGGTTATTAATAAGGTTATGTGTATTGAAATCTATGGTTGCCTTTAGGGTCTACAATAATTCCAGAAGACAAACCATATTCAATAACGTGCATAGCATGGTTGTATGCAATTTTGTGTAATCTCTGCATCTGTGACGGTGTAAAAAACTTCTTTTTTTCTTCTTGCACATGCTTCCGCATACATTCAAGCTTCTTTGGGTAAAGCGCTTCCCAATACGCTAATGAAAACTTTTTCATAACCATCACCTAAAAATTCTTATCAAAAAAATCACTTACACACCTCTCAAATAAATCAATATCAAAGCTACCTCCTTCACCATCCGTTTTTACAAAATTTATTCTTTCTCCATCATTCCACAATTTAAAATCACCTACTACGGTTTTATGCTGTAATTCTTTTAACTTTATTTCATTTTCTAGCCTGTCTCGTACTTTATCGAGCAATTCAACAACTTCAAATTGATTCGTACAAAAACAATGATCTCTGTACTCTACAAAATCACATAACAAAACGTTCGAGCGGGATTTGCTAGAGTTACTTTCAGTTTTACTTTTATCAGTCATGGCGTGGTTTCTCAGTTCTATTTTAGTTAATTTGTTCATTCCGCAAACCCCTCAACTCTGGGTTAGGTTGCCTGTGGCACTTTAGGTAAATTCTCTAATTCACCAACAATTTTATCAAGTATTCCATCTGGCAAATTATTAAAATCGTGTCCCCTGCAATAATTAAAATCCATCTGCTTAAAAAAATTACTATCAGGATCTCTTTTGTCTGTTTTGCTTATGCTTAACTTGCTTACTCTGCCTTCATTAATTCCAAAAGTTGACCCAATGTCATATACTTTTGCGCAACACCAGCGACCACAAATAACTGCTGTTATCCATCCGTTTCTATCGTGTTTTTTTAATACATTCATTTTCTCAATCCTCAAATTAAAAAACCTAACAACCACATAAACCTGACCAGAACCCGCCGCTGTTTTCTGTTAAATCCTACAGGGCAGGTTATGGCATATGGTTAGGCAACTAAAGCAGCAACGCCTAGCGCCTCATAAAATTTTGCTCTTGCCCATTGCTTCCCCCACTTATTCGAGTGCTTATCAAACAAAGTTAAACCGTAACGCTGTTT